CTCTCACTTAACCTTTTTAGCCTTTCTTAGGCAAATGCTTGACCACCCAGAACCGCATGTGCCATTGCGACCATTTCTCTTGTTGGTTTACCAAGACGGTAATAGGTAATTGTTCGACCGTCATTGAGAGTTTTCTTGTTGGTATAAATGCAATGTCCTTCTGCGCGAAGTTCTTCAATTCGTGCGCCAACATTAGCAATACCGAAACGCGATTTTGCCTGTGCAACGGTCAATGTATTGTAAGGACCTTCTTTAGAAAGGTATTTTAGAATTTTATCTTTAGCAGACATTCAAATTACTCCATTAAAATAGTCGCACAAAAAAAGGATTTTGTAGAGGCGACTTTTCTCTACATGCTTAACATTATATAAAAAAAAGAGGGAGTGTGTCAACACTCCCTCAGGCAAAAGTGAAAGATAACCTTAGAACGGAATTTCTTCCGTATTTTTGGCAGATTCAGCAGGCGTTTCTTCTGCGGCCGCATTAACATCAATACCAGCATCAATCTTAGTATACAGATCAAAGAAGGTTGCCTTAGTATCAGCATCAAAACGATTCAAGCAATAATCAATCGCTTTTTTCTTATCACCGTAGATACCGAAAGTTTTGACAATGTGAACCAGACGGCGGGTAGAGATAACTTCATCACAACCACCATCAGCAAACGTATTACGAATTACATTTGCCCACGACACTAGATTTTTGGCAAACACTTCATCAGAACGGCCGACAAAATCAAGTTCTTTGTTGATGATTTTCTCTTCAACTTTTACTGGTGGCCATTCCTGTTCCATTGTATTAGGAAAACGCTCAAGGAAGGCTTCATTCAACACATTGGTAAACATATAACGACCATCTTCAGAGCCTTTACCTTTTGTATTTGCAGTAGCAAACACGGTAAAACCAGGTGCAGGTGAAACCAGTTCATTCTTTTTCTTTAGCAAGAAAGGTTTACCCTCAAGCACCCGTTGTAAGCACGACAGATTTTGTGCGCCATAATCAATCTCATCAATACAGAGAACAGCACCTTGGCGGGCGGCAACGGTAACTGGACCGTCACGCCATTCCATTTGACCGTTGATTAGAACATAGTTACCAAGCAAATCGCCCTCATCAGTATCAGGTGTCATTGATACGCAAACAAATTTACGTTTTGCTTTGGCACAAGCCTGTTCGATTGACATTGTTTTACCATTACCAGATTGACCAGTGATGAACACAGGGAAGAATTGATTTGATTTAACAATTGACAATACATCTTCAAAGTTACCAAAAGGAACATAGTTGCTATATTGAGAAGGAATTAAATTCTCAATTTCAAGGTCTGTTGTCACATTTGCAATGCGATTACCTTGCACTGGTTCGGGCTTACTCATAGGTATAACCTGTGCCACCATACTGATAGCAGGAGCAGCACCAGAGGCGCCAGGAACACGATACACACCACGCTTGACCTTATTAGACTCATCATTGGTGAACCAGTAGGGAATCGCAAGACCAGCATCAGCGGCAATGTCTTTCACTTCTGACAATGTTACTTCAGATTTACCAGTTGCAATAATAGCATCAAGAAACGCTTGGCGTTTGTCAGCACGACTTGTCATAATATAAATTCTCCATCACATTAGGAACTACCATTATAAAGACATACCGCCACTTTGTCAAGCAGCGGTATGTTATCAAACTGCTATCATACCGATGAACCGTGAAACCAGAACCCGATTGACTTGACGATTCTTGGTAAACTTAGAAAACGCCTTAGTCAAAGTGGCTGTGGTAACTTTTGATGGTGCTTCAAAATCTTCATCATCCATATCAAGTTCATTACCACCAGGCAGAAGAAAGAATGATTCATAGCCAGCATTCTTTGATTCTAGAAACTTTTCTTTACGTAGAACCTTGATATACTTTGAATACGCCTCTTTCAATTGATAGTAATTTGCTCGTTCATCTTTGCGTAGTTCATTGAGTTCAGTATTGAACAAACGGCGGCGCACTGCACCTTTCATTGCCGAGTTTGTTGCAAGATAGAAGCCAATGATTTTTACACCAGTTGTTTTTGTCAACCAGTTAGCAATTGCAATTCGAACACCATCTTCTTTTTTTGAAACTCCTTGCTGAATTTTGTTTTTCTTATCGCACAGAAAAACATTTTGATAGTCTGCATTAAAGAAGGATCGGTTGTATGATGCACCTATTGCGTTAAACGAATGAATTTCATCAGCATCACCGTCATGTACCACACACAGATTCACAATATCAAGATTGTTGACTGTCTTGAATTCGTTGATCAATGGTTGACAAGCAATCAATGCCTCAGTCATTGGTGTATTCGACAATGAATCTGAAGGTGGACGAAAGAAGTTACTACGACTACCGTAACGGCACGACCATGCATCCATGAGACACAGAATATTTTTTACCGCTTTTGAAAATTCTGAGTTACTCATTTTGGAATTAATCATCTCACGCAGATACACCGACGATAGCCACATTTCACGTTCATTTTCACTAAAGCAACCGTAAGTGTGTGTAGGGTCTACAACGATTTCTTCAGGAAAATCTTTGTCACGAATGTGATCCGCATTACCAAAACCATACGCAGAAAACGGGATGTTTACTTTACGGCAAAACATAGCCAGAATAAGAACCTGTTCATATGATGCAGTCAAGTTATCAGACATTGAACCAGACTTATCCAACAACAGAATCAAGCCGTGCGATTTGCCCTTAGGTACACGCATTACTTTTTTGAAGATGTTATCATCAATTTGATATTTGAAAATACGGCTTACATCAATATCACCAGTTGATGATACTTTGGCTTTTGAAAACTTATCAGCCGCCTTACGCATTTCAAACTCTTTTGCCAACAATGAAATGAATCGTTCATTCTTGCGACGAAAATCATTATACAAATTATTAGCAATCTGTTCGTAACTTGCTGTTTGATCAGAGAATTCTTTGGTAAGAATTTCTTGAACCCGTTTTGCAGGCGTAACAATCTTTTTCAGATTAGGTTTTGGGATATCAATGTAGACATACTCACGTGCATGTTTAGCAATGAGTTTGCTTTCGTTCTGACGGAAGTTTTCATCAGTCTCACAACGTGGTTCAGGAGTTTGATCCTCGTTTACACTTTGTGATTCTTTGAAACGATCAATGTCATTCTTTGCTTCACCTTCATCATCACCATCTTCATCAGATTTTTCATTTGAGTTTGATGCCGATTCTTTTTCTTGATCGCCTTCATCACCTTTTTGTGTAGACTTGGCTGGTTCATTGCCTTCACCATCAGTTTCGGAATCACCTTCATTTGAACCAGATTCGGTTTCATAATCGTCATCACCATCATCATCACCGAAATTATCTTCAGGTGTGTTAGTTTGCGACTGTTCTTCTTTTGAATATTCCCAAATTTCATCGGTCAATTTCAAAGCATCTTCAAAAGACTCACAAGCCTGAACGCGGTCAACAAAGTCCTGTTCTTTTGCATTGAATGCAACAGGCAAAGAGTAACTTGATTTGGTGTGAATATTCAAACGATCAATGAACGGTAGTGTGTTGATGTTACGACCACCCAGACCAAAAAAGTCTTTAGTCATTAGTTCATTGAACCCATTGACAAAAGATTTACGCAGACCAGGATAGCGGCGCTTTTGTCGTTTTTCAATACGTGCATCTTCAACTACATTCAAAAAGCCTTTGTAGTTTGCACCACGGTCGTGAACTGCACCGTGCCAGCCATCGGCAGGAGTATCAATTGCGTGACCAACTTCATGACCCATTAGCAAGTCATAAAGATCACCAGACATTTGTTCCCAAATAGGGCAAGTGAGAACACGGTTTTTAGGATCAAACGAAGCCGTTGGTACTTTGGCATGTTGAACTGTAAGATTCTCGGTCGCCATGAGTTTGGCAAGACCGGACTTTTGAATTTGAATGTTGTTCATTAGATAACCTCAATCATCATTGAACAACCATTATATAGGGCTTGACAGGCTTTGTCAAGTGTTGCAAAATTGACATCTTTTTCTCCAATCAATCAATGTCACCATTATAGGTGACATGTTGGAGATTGTCAAGTTGTTTTTTTGCTAACGACCGACCTGCTGTAGGTACCTAGCCTTGGTCTCTTCCCACGATAGTTCAATTAAGTCATCATAAAACAGTGTCTCATATGATACATTGTTTTTCTTCATCAATTGTTTGATGCGACCTTTGGCATGTTTGTCTCTCCAGATACCGACCAATGAATCATAGTCGGTAGGAAATGCTTTGACCAATTCACTTTCTTTGATTCTGTCACAAAGAAAATCATTTGTGTTTGTATATAGTGGACTGAAGTAAATGCCTCTTGCATGTTCAGAACGAATAAGTTCTTTAGGTACATTCAGTTGTGAGTATGTAAAGTTCAATGAACGATTCTTGTGATCACGTTTATGTGGTTGACCACTTGGTTTTACAGCCTCATACCATTCAAAATATTTTCTTGTGTGATTCTTCTTGAGCCATTCACGAATTTCATAGCGTGTATCTTTTTCAGGTTCAAATGAAACAGAACCAGAAGTAAAACCCATTGGTTGCCAATGATCAAGATTATCATACTGTGACAGACCACCCGCTTTAGTTTTGCCATAAAGTGATGTTGTGGTCACACCAACAAGCACATCACCATATGCTTTCTTCCAAATTCTTTGCACCTCATCAGACAAACATAACAGTGCTAATAGTTTCCCACCAACATAATTGAATCCCAATGGCTGAAAAGGCACAATCGTAGAACCAATAGCAGTATGATTAATCATTGCGCCTTGTGTCTTGCGTTCACGTGACCAACCAATAAAATTATCACGTGGTGTCAAATCAAGAAAGTCTGATGAAATGCAGATAACACCAAGATACTTACCAGTTATCTCATCTTTAACAATGAAGTTCAAATTACGACCAATATTTGAGTTATTCTTCATCGTAGAGATGAAGGTTCGAATAGTATTCCAAGTTTCTGGTAGTTTTTTATTTCTTTTCTTTTCAATTGTAACTTGAGAGCCATCAATACCAGTTTTTGTGATTTCACCAGAATCATCGGTGTATTCAAGCACAGGCTTGAGATTCAAATAATCTTCAGCCGATTCTGGCACCCAAATATTTGTTTTAACATCCTCAATAGATGTCGCTTGTGACAAATCAACTAGTTGTTTCTCAACACCAAACAATGTAGAAACTTCTCTACTAGGATATTTGTCTTGAACTTCACACCATTTTTGATACAGCGTATACTCTTTGACATCCATCTTTGAAACGTAAGACAACTCACGAACGACTTTCTCACGCAGATAATCGGTATCAATATCGGAAAAAGAACTGGCAGGATTTTCGTCCTGCCACTCTTGCCACTGTTGCTCTACGAATGTTTTTTCATCTATCATTTTTTACTACCACGAATAATTTTTTTCACAATTTTGGTTGCCTTTTGTCTTGCCATTCTTAATGCAAGAGGCTTCACTAATTCAGTATACTTTATTCCATCAAGATGGTCAAGTTCATGTAGAAAACATCTTGCAGATATACCCTCAAGTCTTGTTTGATGTATCTTACCGTTTTCATCGGAAAATTCAACTTCAATCCATGACGGTCGTTCAACATTCAAAAACAACCCAGGGAACGACAAGCAACCTTCTTTATCTTTTCCTTGTGGACCAAAAGCAAGAACTTTTGGGTTCAAACAAACTAATTGAAATTCATCGGTACCCACCACAAACATACGCTCTGCAAT